TGATAGGAGGTACTCCCTCAGTTGTTAGTTCTTGAAAACTTTCATAAACTGAGTTTGTACCTTTATATATACTTCCTATTTCAGTAGTACCATTATATACACCTTCTGTTGAGTTAGTTCCTTTTGCTATCATAAACTATTCCTCCTCTATGAAATAATATGTATTACTATCTACTGTTCCACCACTTACTAAAGCATCATATTGTGCTTGTGTTAATGTTACAAATCTAGCACCTAGTACATTTTCTAGTGTTCCTTTATTTATTGCATTTGTATTAGTTGCATTTGTATAATCAGCATAAGTTTTTGTATTAATATATAAACCATCGACAGAACTATTTGTAAAACCACTCCAAGATTGTATTTTAATTACACCTGCTGTTGAAGAACCAGCATAATCAGTAAATCCTACTTTACCATTTAATGCACTTGCTAAATTGCTGTTATCCATAGGACTTCCTGCTATATTTGCAAAGTAAACTGTTTTACCTGTATTTTTTAACATTGTCCATACTGTACCATCATAATAGAAGAAATCCCCTACATTTAATGTTTCTGTACCACTATATTGAGTAGATGATGCTGTACCACTATAAGTTGAACCATTAGGCATATAATTTGTACTGTCAACATTACTTATTACATAGTAATCTCCTGTTGTATAAGTATAAGGCATTGTTACTGGGTCAGTTGTAGGTAATCCTGTACTACAATCCCACATTGCTAAATATTTACCTATACTTGCTAAGTTTTGAATACGGTCATTTAATTCTTTACCCATATTAGCACTTAAAGGTTTATCTTCATCTGTTGATACTACATTATTTTTAACATCGTTAGCTGATAATAACTCTTTACCAGTAATAACATTTTCTAATGTTCCTTTACCTATAAGACCATAATTAGACATTTGACTATAGCCAGCATAACTTCTTTCATCACCAATAATATAACCATTTGTCATTGTAGTTCCATAATTTGAATTAACCTTTACTACACCACCTGTACTAGAACTTGCATAATCAGTATTTTTAACTAAACCTTTACCTGTTATTACATTTTCTAGTGTGCCTTTTGAAATGAATGCAGTTCCACCAGAACTTTGATATTGTGCATAGCTTCTTTCTTCACAATAAGCATTTCCATTACTTGCATTTACTAATAAGCCAGCACTTGCTTTCAATACTCCACCTGTACTGTTTGTAGCATAATCAGTATTTTTTACATACCCACTATCATTTTCTAATTCACTTAATTTTGTTGGTACATTTTTGTTTGCACTATAATTTATTATAAATGGTAAGTCATCATTTACTTGTAATATATTTGTTTGTTCATTATATGATACTGCTTTTTGTATATTATTTAATTCTGTTTGTAATGTGTCATTTAATAATATGTATTCAGGTGTTTGTAAAACATAATAAATAGGTTGATTTATTAAAATGTTTTTTAAATCATCAGTTGTTTTATTTGCTTCTAAGAAAAATCTTACTCTTTGTGTTGAACCTTCGTATGTTGTCATACTCATATTTCCATCTACCCAAGTTGCATTCATTGAAACAGATGTAAATTTTGTAGTTAATATATCTGGCTCTTCGTTTGCATCAGTATATGGTAAAATGTCACTAAACAAAATCCAAAAACCACTTCTTGTTGCTGATGAATACTCACTATTTATAGTTTCATTACCTGTAAATATGTATTTTTTAATATTTTTCTTTAAATACCATTTACCACTTGTTAATCCTGTTTCATTTGTTGCTAATATAAATTCATCACTATAATCTCCTATTTTACACATTTCTAGGTTACCTAGTGTTATAGGATATGTTTGTGATTGATATGGTGTGTATGGTAATGCAGTTGTGCCTTTATTTAGCATTATATTATCTTTATTTACTGCTTGATTAAAACTTATTCTTATATATTTTGTATTATTTGGTGTTGTAAATGTGTAATCAGCAGTATTTGCAGTTGTTTGACTTAACCAAGTTTTATTACTATCAAAATAGTTTACTCTTTTTGTTGAAGTTGCTTGTGAAGTTTGAAGTGTATAACTATTATTAGCATTTGCTTCTATAAAGTTACTTAAATAAGTTTCATTTACTGATACATAATTTCCATTAGTATCATAATAATAATTATTTGTAATAGTATCTTTATCAAATAAATTCTTTCCAACAATATCTACTTCATTATCTCCTGTTACTGTATGTATTTCTTGTGGATAGTCTGGAGATGGTGATGGAGCATTTCCTGTATATGGTTCGTATGAAGTTGCTTGACTTCCTTTTGTCATCATAGGTTTTATAGTAGTATTTATTGTTATACCATTTGCAACAACTAAATAAATTCTTGCGTTTGTATAATCATTTGTTAACGTATATGTGTCACTTGTTGTAAACATATTTTTTAAAAAGTTATAATTATTATCATATATTTGTAAATATACATTACTACTATTAAATAAGTTATTGAATAAATTTGCATAATAAGTTTCGTTGTTTTCTAAATTTATTTTATATAATTCTAAACTTACTTGTGCAGAAGCAGTACCATTTAAACTTACTTCCCCCTTTTCTTTAATAGTTATTGTTACACCATTTTTAGTTATTGTATAACCTTCTTGTTGTGTTGGTATTAATCTATTTGCCCCAGTAGTAGTAACTTGTTCTAATTCACTAGGTAATAATTCTAATTCCATTGGTGTATTAGATGTATTATTTATTGTGTCATCGTTTCCTATTATTTTTGGTAATGTGTTATATACCATACTATTTAAGCCTACTTGGTCTAATACATCTTGTGGTACTTCACCATCTTCTCCATCACTAATACTTGCTGTTGTTGTTCCTATTTTATCTGTTATTGTTATGGTTGCTGTTTTTCCTACTTTTTCTACATTTGCTATTGGACTAAATCCATCAACACCATTTTTACCGTCCTTACCATCTTTACCGTCTTGACCATCATTTACTTTTTCAGTTGTTTCATTACCTAATTTGTCAGTAAATGTTATTTCTACTCCATCAGTTACTCTTTCTCCTGTTATATTCAAATTATTTACTTCTGCTATTTTTTCTTGTATTTCATCGTATAATGTTTCATATTCGTCAGGTATTTCTGTACTAGCATTAATACTTTCTCCTACGAACAAGTAAAATTGTTTTGACTTGAATATAGGTATCTCATTATCTCCTGCTTCTGTTATTACAAGTTGCATATTAATTGTATCAGTAGTTAATAAACTAGATTTTATTTCCATTACATAAGTATCATTTACTCTTGTTACATCTGTTATAATGTACTTATTTCCATCTTTCTCTACTTCTACTCTTGGTGATCCATTAACAAATTCACCATCAAATTCAAACACTAGGTTTGATTGTAAGTTTTCGGCATTTAAGCCTAGAAAATTGTCATTAAAATAAACTTTTCTATCTTGTGGGTTTACTTTAATAACTACATCGTTTTTTTTCATCTATCTATCATATCCTTTCGTATATATTATATCATATAACTTTATTACCTCAAAATTTACATAAAAAAAGCATCTACATAGATGCCATTGGACTGAGAGTACTTAATCCCGAATTATTAAGTACATATTTGTAAATGCTCTTTAAAAAACATATAATAGGTACTCCTCATACTAGTTTATTATAACCATTTATTGTTCGACCACTAGCCAGTTAAAATGCCTCATAAAGGAGCGACCTTTAATCTATTTTAACCTTAAAATTACTAGAGTAAATCTTTCTTACCAACTTTCACACACATTAGGCTTTTTCATTTTCCTAAATACTATATAAGCACCGCTTGCTTACGCCATATTGGCAGTATACTGTGTAGGTTTGTGCTACTTGTACCAGTTTCTAATCTTATACTCCTATCTCTAGGTATCAACTACACTTTGGTTTATTGGTATTCATTTTCAACACTCTATCCACCACAGATAGTATGTCTTAATGGCTTTCTTACTAACTCATATATTTAGTCTTTTGCAGATTACCAACGATTAGTCCTGTGTCTTATAAACTCTTATAATAAACCACTATTATCTCTTTTCCTAGTTTCTAGGTCTTTATACTAATATTACTATTAATATACACTCAATCCATCGTAAATTCTCACTCACGACTAATAAGAACAAGATAATATCCGTACTACATTGTCTTGTAGTCTTTCATATGGTTCAATTATACATTTTTCAAAGAACATTTACATATAAAATATAACATTAAAAAAGATATTTGTCAATATCTTTTAATCTACTTTCCATACATACTCAATTGGTTTGTTAGTGCAATCCCAAGTGTCTATAATGTAGCCATTAACACACGCTGTTATATGATTATTAGTGGTTATTAAATACTTACCAACAGGATGATTTTCTGCAAATTCTCCTATATATGTTTCTTCATAAGGTATTCTTTTAAATTTTTTATCTAAAAAGTTTCTTACAAATACAACACTATCCATCATATACCCTTGTTCCATTGCACTTTTACATAATTCTTTATATGCTTCTTTCCAAGTTATATCCATTACTATTGAATATGCCCTAGGAAAACAGTCGTCTATAAAATTGTTATGACTATTAGCATTATAGTAAAAGTATTTCATATTATCTCATACTATTTTGAAGTGCTTGTCTTAATTGTTGTTTTTGTGGCTCGGTTTCTGCTTCTTCGTATAATACTTTAATAAAATCCTCTAATGCTTTTACCATATAATGAAAACTACGGTCTGTATCTTCATTTGCACCATATCTTTCACGATTTTCCATATATCTTCCATATTCGTTAGACATTCTATCTATACTATCGTGTCCTCTATATTTGCTGTCATATCCTCTTCTTCCATAGTTACCATAATTACCATATTCTCCATATCCACGATTATATTCTCCGTATGATCCGTGTCCTGGACCTCTACCATTATATTCTCCGTAATTCATACATTCTACCTCCTTTATGTCTTTATAAATATCAACTAACTTATAAACAATATCTAAATTGCTTGTAGTTAGTCCATCTTTTATGGTTCTTTCTATTGTTTCTTCTGTTAATTTAGAAACTTTTTCTTCCAATTTATTCACTCCTTTCTTTTAAGAGTTTTAATATTTCTTGTTGATTTTTTAATATTTGTTTTAAATACTTTTCATCTTGTGTTTGTAATTCTTGCATTAAATCCCTATTATTTTAATCTTGAAATAATATTTGTAAACTTAATGCTTGCAATACCAAAGACAAGTTATCTACTACATTACTTTTCATTAAATTCTTGATATGCTAAATGTAGCGTTAGTTATAATTGCTTGTGTAGTTGCTATTGGTGTTGTAGGTGTAGTTGGTGTTGGTACACTTGGTACACTTTGAACACTTATATTTGTAGTACCTCTAGGACATACTCTTAACTTCTTATCAAAAGAAATTGTTTCGTAGTCATCAGCAGTTGCTATTGTTACTGCTCTAATTGTATCTGGAATAATTACTCCATCTTGAAATAATGCTACTGCCACAACTCCTGGTGTAGCCGTACTAACAGAAGCACTAAATTCTACATCATAATATCCTGTATATCCATTGCCAAATATTTTGAAGTTAGGATTACCATTTGAATAATCTAACCAACCATTACAAGAAGCACATCTCGTTCTTATATCAGTTTCATCAAAAGTTATTGGACTAGCATTACTTGGTAAAGCAAGAGGTTCATTTATTATAGTTTCTATCATTAATTATCATTCCTTTCTATTAAATAAAAAGAGAATAGACCTTGCCTATTCTCATAATTAGCAAGTTCTCGTATTCGAGTTAGTTGTATTCAACTCTTTGCTTAAATAAATTGACTTGTTGTGTTAAATCCACATCCACATCCGTTATTTGGACAAGTGAATATAGGTTGGTTTCCATATACTGGAACTGTTCCTACTGGGCAATTTTTCAACTCATTATAGATATTTGAAGTAATTGCTTGAGTTTGTGCTATTTGACTAGCAGATAAGTCTTTCATAAGAACTTCTCTTTGTAAATCAGCAATTTTACTATCTTTTTCATCTAATCTATCTCTAAAGATTTCATCAATTATCTTTTGAGTATTAGCAGTTTGATTTACAAGTATATCTTGACCGATTTGTCTTAATACTTCTCTATCAGAGCAGTTTTCACTAATAACAGTTGCTTTTAAATCTTGTACTCCAAGTCTATTTTCACAGCAACAGTCAGAGAATTGTTTGCTTAACTCAAAAGCAGTATTCATATTTGCCATTTGTCTATTATTTGCTGATATTTCAGCGTTATAGAAACCATTTGAAACATTGCTATTTACACTTGCTGTTGAATTGCATAATTGGTTAGATAATGAATAAATACCACTATTTACAGTATCTAATTGATTACTTAAATGTAATGTATCAAATCCATTGTTAGTATTAGACATTATTTCTTTTTGTCCGTTACTTAACCAAGCATATCCGTTATCAAATGAGTTATTTCCAAAACCACCATTTCCGTTGTTAAATCCACCTAGTAATGCAATTATTAAGATGATCCAAATAGCACCATCGCCACCAAAACCACCAAATCCACCATTACCATATCCGCTCATAACTGGGTATGGATAAGCAAATCCGTTGCCGTTTGTAGTTGCTAATTCCACAGTTGGAGTTATACCATTACCGTTCATAAATTTCTCCTTTCTATATATTTAAGTCGCTAGTAAACTTATAGGAGAGTATTTACAACTAGCATATACTCTCTTATAAGGTTATTAACCTTATTTTAATTGATTAATAATATCATCACTTATTCCAAATTGTCTTGCTCTATTAAATACATTTTCTATTTGTTCTGGTTTATAATTTTTAGTTATTTCTTTAAATAATTCCTGCGGATTACTTTGATTTTTTTGCGCTTGGTTTATCATTTGAAACATTGCTGGATTTTTTGCTCGTAATTGGTTCATCATCATCTGCATTAATTGATTTTGCATTTGCTACTACTTCCTTTCTTAATTCATTAACTTGCATTTGTAAACTTTCTATTAATAAATCTCGTTCGTCTTTTGCTACTATTTCATTTAACTCATAACTCTTAATATCACCTTTAGCATTTTTTAACCATAATACACTCATATCTTTACTAAAAAATGGTGTATCATAAAATACTTGTTCTTTAGCAACATCATCTATTGTATTTGCATATCTAACCGTATGATTATTAGTAGGTGCTAATTGAAAATTTTGTGTTAAATTAGTAGGTTGTGGTTGTTGCATTTGAGATTTCATTTTTTCAAGTTCAGATATTTGATTATTTATTCTATCTATACTAACTTGTGAATTAAATTGGTTCATATATGGATTGTTATACATAATTTCATCTCCTTAAACTATAAAAGGAGCAATATAATATGACGCAATTTTAATTTGCTATCGTTTGTCTCATTGACCTCACGAACTTTTTTCACATTATATGCTCCTTTCTTGTAAATGTTGGGTTATACCTCTTTCATTTACAAGATGATTATAAAATAAAAACAAGAATTATTATTGCCTATTTCTAGACTAATTCTTGCCATTATATTTGTTTTTTAATTTTATTTTCTAATTGTTTTATTCTTCTTGATATTGTTCTTTCACTTAAATTTAGTTTCATACTCATTTGTACTATACTATAACCTTTAATTCTCATTTCAAGTATTTTAGATAATTCTTCATTTAACATTAATTTATTTACTAGATCATCATAATATTCTTTAGTATAATCAAATTTAATCATCTACTTAAATATGAACCACAATTTGAACAATGAAGTCTGCCTTTTTTATCTTTTGTTGCTTTCCCTTTTGACTTTCTATATGTTTTCTTTGTAGTTGTTCTTTTTATCGTTTGCTTAGCCATTATTTATATCTCCATCATTGCCAATAAAGTTATTATTGCCATTATCATTTTCTTGTTGTATTTCTTGCGTAGTTGTTTCAATAGTTCCTATGTCATTTAATATATATACAAGATATCCTATTGTTATAAACCACATACTTAATACTACTAATAATATTATAAATAATCTTTTATTTTGTTTTTTATAATCTTTTAATATTGATGTTACTATTGTATCATTTTCCATATTACTTTTCTACTTTCCATTTTTTTATTTCTTCTATTAATTGATTTACAAAACTATTGCCGTGTAATTCTTTATATGCTTCAAATTCTTCTAATATACTTTCTTTTACATAAAATGGAATACTACCTATTTCCCTATATACATAATACTGTGTTACTATATTACTTCTTAAAAGGCATTTTAAGGCTCTTTTTTCGGCTTTTTCTTTTCCTATGTATAATTTTATTATATTAAATAAAACACCTATTAAAATACCTATTATCGTTGTTATACAATACATTATAATAGTATTCATATTATCTTCCCTTTCATCTTTATTTTAACATACTTTCTATATTTTGTAAAATTTACTCAGATTTTGTATATTCTACAATAACAATTATTGTTTTATTTTGCCAAACACCATTATTGTTTTCACTTATAACATTTCCATTTTCATCAATATAAAGTTTATTATTGTTATTACTATCTACATTAAATGGTATAGGTATAAATCCATAACTCGAATTATAAATATTTCCTATTAAACTAACTAAACTTTCTATATTGCTTATAGTTCCAATTGTCTTACTTACACTGCCACTTTCAGGAGTTGTATTAGTAATAACTTTTCTATATATTGGTTTGCCGTCTATCCATACTTTACCTGTATCAGTTTCACTTGTTGAATATACATTATCTAAACTATTATCATATATTCCATCTTCTATATGATTTAATCTTTCTGCATTTGCTATTGATGTTCCATCTATCCACGTTTGTTTATTATACATTTATACCACTCCTTTAACTTGTTTTTGTATATTCTAAAACTATTCTATAAACAAATCCCATGTCTGTATAAAGCCAACCATTTACTTTTGTTTGAACATAATCTGTTGATTGAAGATATGAAACAATACAATAATAATCATCACTTTCAATTGTATTTATTTTTATCGCTCTATGGTCAGTTAATGTATTTTGTATCATACCATCAATATTAACTAATGTGTCTATTGGTAAATTAGTTTTAAATAAATTGTCCCAATATTGCCCTGATGATGATGATAACATATTTCCTGTGAATACTTTTCTATATATTGGTTTGCCGTCTATCCATACTTTATTTGTTAATGTTTCTGTTGTGGAATATGTTTCTTTTAATAAATTGCCTACTGTTACTTTCTTTGTTTCTCCACTTTGAACGATGGCAAGTACATCACTACTTGTTACACTTGTAGCACTATCTAATTCACTTATTTTTATACTATCTGGGTTTAATGCTTTTATTATATAATTTAATACTAAACCAGGTTGAATTATGTTATGTGCTTGTCCTCCACCAGCGTTATCAGTAGGGGAGCTTGAAAGTCCTGAAGAAGTACCACTTTTATATACCTGCCCGTAAATACCATAAGCATTTCTTTCAGCATTATAAAGATTGTCTGTTCTACTATGATAATGACTAGGCATTTCATCTATTGTTAATGTGTGTTCATATTCTCCAAATGTAGAACCTAATGGCGTAAAATCTACTGACTTGCCATTTCCGTCTGTACCTGTTCCTGCTCCTACTCCTACTCTACCTCTTAAATCTGGTACATTAAATGTTGTACTTCCATCTCCTGCACCATAAGTCGTTCCTATTACACTGAATAGCTCTGCATAAGCTGTTCTTGATACTGCTTGTCCACGAGCAAATAAAAATGTTTCATCTGGTAATGTATCACTAGGCCATTGAATTATTGTACCTATTTTCAATCGTCTTCACTCCCTTCATATTTTTGTAAAGTTTTAAGATATTCGTATGCTTCTTGTATTGTTAATGTATCATTATAGTCTATTACTTCTTGTGAATTTATTGTATATATATTAGGTTTATTAGGACTATATTTTGGTTGATGTTTTTCTTTTTCTCTTTCATCTTTATCTACATAACTTATTATATCTATATATGTTTTATCATTTACTACATTTCTTATATCTGCTATTCTATGATAACTTAATACTACACCATTATCTTGTTTTATCGGTTTAATTAATGCCATTTAATCTTTCCTCCAATTCATTAATTTTTTCTTGTTGAGTTTCTATTATTGCATATAATTCTTGTATTGCTTTCCAACTCATACCTGCCATTGAATATAAATCTATTGCATCTTTATCGTGTGTTAATAGTTTAGGTGCTATTCTATAATTACCACCTTCATCTGCTATTATACAACCAATATGTTTTTGATCTCCATCATCTTCATATTTCCAGTTAAAACTACATATATCAGTTCCAAGTATTTGTTCTAGACAACCATCATCTAATTCTATGTTCTTTTTCTTGCTTTCTGATGATGGTGGATAATACCCAGGAGACCATACACCATTTGGAGACATTGTAGAAGTATTTGTTCCATTTGTTACTTGATAATAAGGGTCATTATTTGTATTATTTATTTTTATTTGGTCAATTAATCCATTACTACTTAATTTCATTTGGTCGCTCATATAATAACTTACACCATCACTTGAGCCACCCCATAACCCTCCACTTTGTAAATATATATATGTACTTTGTGTATTTTGTGCAAAAAAATTTGAAAATATTGTTGTATATGTATAATTATCCTTTTCAATTAAAAAGTTAGGATTACTACCACTTCCTGTATCTGTCAAATTAATTTTTCCACCATTAACAAGTGCATTATTCATTGTTGCATTACCTTGTAAATCAACGCTAAATCCATTATTAATTGTTGTATAACCTTCTAAATTAATATCATCTGCTTTTACATTAAATGAACTGCCTGTACTTGCATCTGCACCTAAACTTACTTTTGCTAAACGTCCATCTGCCGTTGCTTTTAATACTATTTGATTATTTGCTCTATCTATTTGAACGTCTAAATCTCTTATATGTCCGTCTTGTTCTGCTAATGTTTCTTCTATAATGCTATCTTCCATTGTACTTGAGTTAATATTAAGATTATACCCACCTATCCAAGTATTAACATTATATTTCCAATTGTTTATTTGTACTATTGATAAGTATTCGTTATCTATTCTTATACATTCTCCAATATCTGCTTTACCTATCATAGCATTGTTATTTGTTATTGTATAAAACTCAAAATCTTTTATTATATTATAAATTTCATTAATATCACTTTGTCCTGTTATAAACTTATTATTTTGATTTATATATACAGTTTCTCCATCAGTTCCTGCTTCATATTTATATATTCCAAAATCATATACTACTTTTGTTATTTTATGTTGATTTCCTATTTTTAAACTATCACAATTTAAACTATTTAATTCATATACTACATTATTATTATAAGTTCGTATTTCCATTTCATTATTATTATTTATGATAGCATACCCACCATTTAATTCTGCTATCATATTTACATATTCTCTTGCTGTTATTTTATCATCATACCAACTTATTTTCTTATATTCCCACCAAGCATTTGATTTACCTTCTGTTTTAAGGTTTTCTTCATTTTCAGTAGTTAAATACTTATTATTTTCTGTCTTTATTAAAGCATCATATACTTTAACATCTATGCCTACTTTATCGCATATATCTTTTAATATATCTATTAAGTAAACACATTTTCTTTTTTCTTTTCCTATTACTTCAGGTATTGTAAATGGTATTGTACTATAATTTTCATATATTGTACTTTGTTCTATTAATTCACTAGCATCATATTTAAAGTCTAAATCTATCATTCTATCTACTAAATAAAATATATATTCGACATCATTTTCTTCATATTTATCTATTCTAAATTGTGTATATCTTACATTATCAAATTCAAGTTCTATATTAGTAGGTATTTCACTAACGGCATTTTTATCAACACCGATAGTGAAATTTTTACATACTGTTGATCCTAACTTAAATGTATCATTTTCATTAAATAATAACCCTGTTTGACTACATTGTGTATAATAATCAGTATCTATTAATACATTATCAAAATATATTTTCATAATTGATTATCTTTCCTTACTGACTGTACTAATGTAAATGATAAATTAGTCCAACTATTATTTGCATTTGATTGCATTTCTATACTTGATTTAGAACAATATATTTGACCTTCCCATATACCACTTGTACCAAATAATGGTGATTTAAGTTTTACATACATAGGATAATAATTTAATACTTGTAAAATAGTTTCCGCTTCTGCTTCTGTTAAATAATTATATTCAAATTTAGCACTTATCCATTTTTTACCAATAATATATCTATTTAAGTTTCCTGTTGATACAGAACGATAAGAATTACTATCTAAATCTTCATAATCTATTGAATAACTTGATGGAGTTTTCATATCAGTATAACTACTTCCATTATTACTTGCTTGCCATAATGCCATTATATCAACTTCCTTCCCATTATTCTTGATTGTTGATTTATGTAATTAACACTTGCTCTACCTACATCATTTGAGCTTATATAAGCATTCATATCTTTATTTTCTAGTGTTACTATTAATCTATTTAATAATCTATTAGTTTCGTCATTTCCTGTTCCTATACCACTTGTTGCTGGATTATATTTTTTAGGCACTACCATTTCTCCTTTATGTATCATTGCTAATTGATCGTTAGGAACATAGTTTGTACCTACATCAAATGAATTTATCCAACTACTAAATCCTGGAAATGATATTCCTAATATTGCTTTTAATGCAGTTTTAGCAGATGATGAAAATATTTTTTTCATTTTTGTTTTAAAATCACTTGTATCAGCTTTTACTTTTACTTCTGCTGTTCCTGTATATCCATTTAATTTATCAAGTTGTGCTTTCAATTCTTGTATTTTTATTTTGTTTTCTTGATATTCTGCACTATCTTTTCCTAACCATACAACACTACTTTCTAAATATTTGATACTTTCTTGTAATCCATTTTTATATGTATCTAACATATCACTATTTAATTTGTGTTGCTTATATTGCTCTCCCATTTTTATAGTTCCATCTACAACTGCATCCATAGTTTTTCTTTCAGCTTCTGTTAAATTGTTGTATTGGTCTTTAGTTATACCTAACATTGCTCCTAATTTTATTAACCAAGTTTGTTGTCCGTCATAACTTTTAGACAAATTAGAATATTCTTCTATTTGATTTTTTAGTAAATTATTATATGTTTTATTTTCTTCTGAGTTTTTATCTGTTTGATTTGCTAATTTTTTCATTTTATCAGTTAATTTAATAGAACTATCAACTTGTTCATCTATTCCTGATGTTGTAGCATCTATTGCTTTTTTAGTTTCTTTCATTTCTTTTATTGTTTTTTTTGCACTATCTATTGCCATTGGAATTACTATTGATGCTACTGCTAATAAAGCAACTACACTTAATACACCTAACAAACCACTTGCACCAACTGCTGTTGCTCCACTACCTGCAACACCTAATACTGCTTTTATTTTAGCAAGTGTACTTAAACCAAATATTAATCCTACTGCTGTACTTATAAATGTTATTAAACCTTTATATTTTTCAAATATTTCTGTAATTCTGTCTACTTTTCTTTGAAATTCATCTAATGCATCTACACTAGCACCAATATCTCCACTTAATCCACTTGATTGGTCTCCTAAATTACTTATTGTATCAAAACTTGCTAATGATTTACTTAAATTTTTACTTGCTTTTGCAGTACCATTTAAACTTTTTGTAGTTATATTTGCTAATGCATTATAACCAGTAAATAATTGTATTACTTTTGCTATTATAATTATAGCATATTGCGCTAAATCTATTACTTTTTTAATTACTGGTGCTAACATTTGCCCCATTATTTGTGAAGTTAATTGTATTTTTTGATTTAATGCATCATTTGTAGATATATAACTAGAAGCAGACCTACTTATTAACGACCATATAGACCTTATACTAAATAAACTTAATATAAATCTTCGACCTTTTTTTTCTGCTTTGGTAAACATATCTCCTAAACTCATACCAGTTTTATTTGCTGTATTATTAACTTTTTCTATATTTTCTGTTACATCATTTACAACATTTTTTGTTTCTTTTCCCCAATTATCATAATCGGCAAACAATTTTCTAGTAAACTCATTAGGGTCATTTGGTTTAACTGTCATATTATCTTGCATTTGTTTACCAGCAATTTTTGTTGTTGTAACCATATTTTTTATAGCATTTTTTGCTTGTGTTAATAACATAGTTATTTTAATTCCATATTCTTCACCATTCATTTTATCACACCCTCTCTTTTTAAATATTTATCTTTTAAGAAGTCAGGCATAGGTATAGTTGGTTTTGGTGGAAATAACTCAGGCATTGCTTTTTCAGGTGTTTCTGGAAATTCTTTTACAAACGGACTTCTTACAAATGATGATAATCTCCATATTTTATATGCCATACCTTTTCTTTTTTCTATTATTGTATCAGTTAATTCCAACATATCCATCTCATACATATCTTTATATAATAAATCTAATTTTAATCCTTCTTTATATAACAAATTTATGTGTTCTGTAAATCCGTTTGAACTAAACTCTTCAAGGCTTTCTTCTGTTCTTCTTTCAATTCTTTCATTAATTGATTGGTTGTTTCTTTCATCTCCTTCCACTCGCTTTCTTCTAAAAAACCACTAACTACTAATGTTTCATAGATTATATCTTGCAAAATTCTTTTAAAAGTCCAACCATTATCTATTAATGTGTCATATAAATCTTGTGCTTGATTTACTGTGTATGTTTTATCTTCAAAAAATCTCATATATCTTAATACTGTTAATACTGTTGTCATACTTTCATCTTGTAAATATTCTAATATTGATTTATTAGTGTTTTTTTCTAATGTTTGACAAGCACCACTTGTTAATCTAAATCTTTCTGTTTTTGTTTCTTTTACTTCTCCATTTTCATAAATGTTATATTCTATTTCTTTGTAATTCATAAATTATCTCCTCTTTCTATAAATAAAGGGGACACTTTATGTATCCCCTAATGTTAGTCATTGCTAATCAATAATTGTCTTATAAACTTGTGCTAGGTAATGTTCTTACTGGCTCACCTATTGGACTTAAGTGCATTGTAAATCCTTCTAGGTCTCCACTTGAACCTCCTGCTATTGTTGTTCTTACTTTTGATTTAAAACTTACTACTATTCCAGATGCATAAGTAATTTTAAAGTAATATTCACTATCACTATCTTCTAAATCACTTGCAATTTTAATATTTGCTGTTGCACTTGGTATTTCAAGGTTGAATTCGAAATCCCATTGCTGTACTGGTTTTAATCCTAGTATTGCAGTTTCATATTCTGTATTATCTAGGTCTGTTGTATCAATTGTGTTTGGTGTCAATTATGTTATCATATAGGCTCTTTATCCTATATTTCTTATAGTTTCCTATAAGTTCAGAGTACATTTTCTTCTTTCTATAAAAGTTAAGAAGTGGACACTCTTGGAGGTATTATATTCTTTTTCAAGTTTCAACCTCTACTCGTTACGATACATAAATCTTTTTAGTTATTTATGTTATCTCGGTATTGCCATGCTTTCGTTTAGGTTTCACCGATATTGCCCAATTTATTTTGAGATATTTCTATCAAAGGTAGCAGTTCACCTATTTACCACCAATATCTGGTAATGTTTTTAAACCATATATTTGAGTATAACTTCCGTTTTCAGTTGCAGAATACTCTAATTTAGCACCATTTAATGCAGTATAACTTGCGTTTGCTCTTGCCATATCTTATCTCCTTTACACTAATATATTATTTATTTCATTATACATTCCTGTTCCTGTAATTCTTATCTTTCGTATATTGTCTAACATACTTACATCATCACTAGAACAACGAATGTTTAACTCTTTTAATTTGCTTATTATATCATCCGTAGCACTATCTACTATTTCTAGCGTATTTTCATTACTATTTACAAGTCTTTTAACATATCCTATAATTTCTACTCTTTTAGTAAAATTATTATCCATATCACTATCTACGAAGTTATCAGCAAATGTAAAACTAAAATATGTTTTTTGA